TGTGTGTCCGTCATGCGGATCGGGGGCTTTTATGTTTTTGAGCAAATGGGTACCAACAATGGGGGATGAGAGATATAACGAGTGGATAGAAAAATTAAGGAGTGATATTAAAAAAATCAAGGAAAAGGAGGTTGGTTATGCAGGTGTGTGAGGAATTGGAGTCTGTGGACAAGACTTCGGAGATTATGACGGGCTATAGGAAAGACTTTTTCGACATTATGGATGAGCTGTTTCATAATGCTATGTCTTTGAATTTGATGTTATCGGAAGGGAAAGATGCAACCGATGCAGACTGGGCGATATTGGCGTTATATCTGGATGTGGCAAGCCTCAGGCTCCAGAAGCTGATTAAGAAGGAAAAGAGATACAGGGATTTGATGGAGGCTGAAAGTGGAAAAGGCTTGTCAGAAATGCGGAAATCCAACTAATTGCAAATCGGGCATTTGCGCAGTATGCAGGATAACAGAGGCTATAGAACGGAAGTGGGGAAACACGGAAGCTCGGAAGGGCGGAAGCAAGGATCAAACCGTTCAAGCGGTTCAATCGGTTCAAGGGCGCAATAAATTGCGCCCCTACAGTAGGGGTTTGATGAATCAAACCCAAAATATTAAAGAAAAGGAGGCGGAGATGAAAAAAAGCACAGCGCCTGTTTTAATCTCGTGGGAGCAGGTAGATGAGGCGCTTAAGCGCATGGGAGAGATTGACATTGCCATCTCAAAAATCGAGGGGGATATGACTCTCAGGATTAATGAGATAAAGGCAGAGGCTGAAGCCAAGGTTGAGGCTATAAGAAGTGAAAGGAAGGCTCTGGAGAAGATGGTCACAGCCTTCGCAGAGAGCAAAAAAGACGAATTCTTAAAGACAAGGACAAAGGAATTAACCTTTGGGGTTATTAGCTTCAGGGTCACCACCAAGATTATCATAAGGGCAAAGAAGGCTTGTGTGGCAGCTATGGAGGCTCTGGGGCTTGATGGGTATTTAAGAATCGTTAAGGAGCCAGATAAGGATTTGATGCTCAATCTGGATGACGCCACGCTTGCCCGCATCGGGGCATCGAGAAAGATTGAGGACAGGCTGAAGATAGAGCCTAATATCGAGAAGGTGAAAGATGCGGCGTAATGCCGAAACGGAGGGCTGCGGCTCTCCGTCTGGCGGTAAGTCCGCCACTGATGAGGCTATGCAAGACAGACAGATGCAAATAAGATACGACATGACGGGGCATGAGATGAGGCTGCTTGAACTGCTCAGGCACGGGAGGCAGAGCGCCCGGAGTGTGTCATTTCTCTCGGAGCAGACGGGGCTTAGTAGTGTCGAGGTAAGGCGGATAGTGAAGCATCTCGTGGAAGAGCACAATATAATGATAGTCTCTGCCGTCGGCAGCCCTGCCGGGTATTACTACCCCGTCACGAATGAGGAATACATGGCAGGGGTGAAGCAGCTTGAGAACAGAATCATATCTCTGGCTAAAAGGCTCAGGGCGATAAACAGGCAAGCGTATGAAAGGATATTCGGGCAGATGAGGATTGAAGATGTCCATGATTAGCGACAAGCAGATTAAGCTGATACATATCGCACTTAAACAGCTCGGCATCGGGGAGCCTGAATACAGGGCTATTCTCGGCAGGGAATATGACGCCAATAGCTCCAAAGACCTATCTTATGAGCAGGCTTCCGCCCTGATAGATTCCCTCAAAGAGCGGGGCTTCCGCATCAAGCCCCGCCGACGCCTGCCGAGGCCGAAAGGCAACAATATAATTAATATGGTCAGCCGGCAGGAGCTGGCAAAGCTTGAGCATCTCAGGGCGGATGTCCGATGGAGGCACCATAACGGGTATTTTAGATTGATGAAAAAGGTCATCGGCAAGGATAGGATCACAACATCAACAGAGGCATCAAAGATGATAGAGTGCTTGAAGGCGATGCTGAAAAGACAGAATAAAGCGTCAGCAGTCGAGCCTGTGGGTGAGCAGTTTTAATGAACGAGTGGATAAAAGATATATCCATTGATGATCTCCCGGATCGGTATCGGGAGATGGCAGAAATTATAGGGGTGGAGAACACCCTATTACTCGCCCAGCATTATGCCAAGATGTCTTTTTATTTTGCCGGGCTTGATAGCCTGATAGCCAAGAAGAAGGCCAGATACATAAAAAAGAACTTCAACGGAAACAATCATAAAGAGCTTGCAAGGGAGACAGGATATTCAGAAAGGTGGATATACGAGATCCTGAAAAACAGCCTTGACGTCAAACAGGGACTCATCTTCACTGATGTATAGCCCCCCTTTGTTTCGAATTAAGTTTTGAAGCACTTCAAAAGATAGTTTATCCCCCGAACCAGTAATATTACTATATAAGATTACTATATTGGATGGTGGATGGCGTGAATGAAATACGATGACATGGTTTTTAGAGGCTGCGATGATGTGAAGATTTTGGCTCTGTGCATCTATGGAGAGGCAAGGGGAGAGGGCATAGAAGGTATGCTTGGCGTGGGGGCAGTTGTTTGCAACAGAGCAAGACAAACTAAAAAGACGATTAAGCATATCTGCCTTGAGCCGAAACAATTTTCGTGCTTCAATCCTGGCGACCCAAACAGAGAGGTGCTGGAGCAACTTGCTCTGAAGTGGAACGATTATATTCAAACGAACAAAACGTTACGGACAGCGTTTTGGATAGCGCGAGGACTGGTTGAGGGTTTTTTGTATAGTAACGTTGGAGATGCTACTCACTACCACGCCGATTCGGTCTCGCCGTCATGGAATCGTGCGATGACGAGAGTCAGGCAAATCAGACGTCACATATTCTGGTGGGATGCGGAATACGCAAGGAGGCAAAGATGAAGGATTTTATCTTGATAAGGCTGCTTAGATTCATCGGGAAAAGGCTCGATGGCTATAAGACCAAGATCGGCGGAGTCGGGTTTATCCTTGTCGGGCTGCTGGGGATGCTCAGGATTATGTTCCCCGATTTGTCGCAATTGCCTGATATGACGCTGGAAGGCTGTCTCGCATCAATATCGGCAGGCATTACTGCGCTTGGATTGGCAGGCAAGGCGGATAAATTGAAAGACGCAGTTGAGCATCAGGGGCGAAGAGATGCTGAATACGGAAAAGTGTATGACTAAAAAGGGAGAGAAAAAATGAAAAAAGTATTTATGGTTTTGGTATTGCTGTTTATGGCTGGATTTGCAGGCTATGCCTTTGCTCAAGAGCCTGTAGAAAAAGGATTTAAACTGACATTCCCGCAGGAAACGGCGGCGACAGCGTTTTGGTTTCCAAGCAGCGATTCGTTTGCAGCAGGTGTGTCTCATACAGTCTTGAGGGTGAGTCATTCTGACATTCCGAAGTTCTCTCTTGACTTAGACGGCACGCTTGCTAAAGGGGTCAATGCAGAAAAAGACAACCTTGCAGGCATAGGCATAAAGCTCAACTACAACATTCAAAAAGCTGACAAGACAGGATTTACTTTTATCCCTTCGATTGGAATATCAGCTTTGAACAATGTCAAGAGCTTTAAAACTGTCTTTCAGGATTACAGGATAGCAATCTATGGTACTGCGATTATGTATCGCTGGTAGTAGGGTTTTGATTCATCAAAGTTAAGGACACAATAAATTGCGCCCCTACAGGAGAACATCCCTAATTATCGGTTGGTATGGAGGCTTAAATAGTGAATTTGCTCTTGCTCAAAAACAGTGATAATACAATTGACATCGTAGCAAAGCAAGGTGCGACATGGGAGTTCTTCGTTAATTGCGGCATAAACTTGACAGGATATACGGCAAGAGGGCAGATCAGGGCATCGTATGCAGCAATTGATGCAGTTGAATTTGCTGTATCTATTATCCCGCCTGCGACGGACGGCAAGCTAAGGATATTGTTAGGGGCAGACTCTTCCGCCTCCCTCGCAGCCTATAAAGACAATATAGACCCATCACGGCGCGCAACTTACAAAGGCGCTGGCGTCTATGTCTATGACATCGAGATAGAGTCTCAGGATGGGTATGTAACAAGACTGCTTGAAGGCAGGATATATGTCGATCCTGAGGTGACGAGATGAGCATAACGATAACGCCACCTGATGTGATTAATGTAACGATAACGCCACCTGATGTGATTAATGTAACGATAACGCCACCTGATGTGATTAAT